AACCTGATGGTATTGGTACAACAACAGTGCATTGTAAAAACGTAGAACATGTTAACGACCAAAGGAAAAGAAGAAATGCTATTTCAAAAGCTGCTAGTTTTCCGCCACCCATAATTAAAGGTAATGAAGATCAGCTTATATTAGAATCGTTATATAAAACAGAAACAACAGTTTATCCTCCTATTGGGACATCTCCTAAAGAAAAACTACATGATGTCATACACGCAAAGATTAATGGGCCCAAAGCAACAAATGACGCAAGTTTTAAAACAGGAACCGTTTTTATTGAAGATGAACAATATGCTTATTTCAAATTTGATAAATTTTATGACAAATTAAAATCTAAAAATTGGAAGTACAATGAAGACAAGACAGGTGTCCTGATGAAAGTAAATTATAAAAAATGTGAGATAGAGTTTCTAGATCAAAAAAGATTTCCTAGAAAAGAGAAAGGAAAAGATAATTCACCTACTAAAAATGTTGTAAAAATTTCCATAAAAGAATTTGAAAATGTTCCCATCCATCATACTTTAACCAAACATCAAAAAGAAATTATATGATTAGAAAGATACTGGGTCCGCCAGGAACAGGAAAAACAACAAGACTTCTACATTATGTAAGAACTTTTGTCAGATTGGGCACTCCTTTAAATAAAATTGGTTATTTTGCTTTTACAAAAAAAGCTGCAGGAGAGGCCAAAAACAGAATGTTAGAAAATCATCCCGAACTCAGCAACAAAGATTTAAAAGATAATTTTAGAACGCTGCATTCTTTAGCCTTTTGGAAATTAGGATATAAAAAAACTGAAGTTATGCAGGAGGAGCATTATGAAGATATTGGAAAACAATTAGGTATTGAAGTTAAGGTATACAGCAATGGAGAAGACACGGTAGGATTTGTAGATTCAGACAGTGAATATTTTAATTTAATTAACTCTGCTAGAGTTAAGGACATAACGATTGAAGAAGAATATAACACTGATATGTACTCGCAGGACCTCAATAAAGACATCTTATATATTTTAAGAGACGAGGTAAATAACTACAAAGAATCTTTTTATTTAAAAGATTTTACAGATATGATTAAACGATTTACTGAAAAAGAAGAGTTATGCCCCAAGTATGATGTTGTTTTCATTGATGAAGCACAAGACTTATCACCCATTCAATGGAAAATGTATGATATTTTAAAGAAAAATTCTAAACATGTTATCCTGGCTGGTGATGATGATCAAGCGATTTATGGTTGGGCGGGTGCAGATGTAAAAAGATTTCAGGATGAACCAGGTAAGAAAATTGTTTTACCTAAATCATATCGAGTACCAAGCTCGGTGCATGATATAGCCAATAATATTTTAAATAGAATTCCTGATGAAAGAAGAATTAAAAAAAAATGGAACGCACGGAATGAAAAAGGAACGGTTCTGCCCATTACTTCCATAGAAGATATGCCCTTTGATCAAGGAGACTGGTTAATTTTAGCAAGATACAATGACAAACTTATAAAACTTAAACCTACATTGAGAGAAATGGGTATTTATTTTGAGTATAAAAATAGAAAAAGTTACAAAGCTAAACTTTATAACGCCATTCAAAGTTATACAAGATGGACAAACGGAATATTAGTGCCGATGGCCGAATGTAAAGATTTATTTGAATATTTTGGAGAAGAATTCACAGCTAAAGAAGAGAGATCCTACGACTTAAAAGAATTTGGATATAACCCCAGTAAAAAATGGTTTGAAGTTTTTGAAACTGAACCCGAAGATAGTCTTTACATAAGAATGATGCTGGACAAAGGTGAAAAATTATCTTTACCCGCACGAATAAAATTATCTACTATTCATACAGCTAAGGGTGGTGAAGCCACCAATGTATTATTAATATTAGATAATACGAAGCTTATTCGAGAGGCAATCGAAAAAAGCACTGACAAAGAGGATGAGGAAAACAGAATTTGGTATGTGGGCGTCACACGTACTAAACAAAATTTATATATCATGGCGGCAAAAAAGGAGGACAAAGGATATGACATCGAAAGTTTATACTAAACAAATTGGAGGATCACACTACAAGAAGATGAAGATTCAGCCAAGTGAATTTGTAATTGCGAACGAGTTGCTTTTTCCAGAAGGAAATGTTATCAAATACATCTGCCGACACAGATACAAAAATGGAAAGGAAGATTTAGAAAAAGCTGTTCACTTCATTGAAATGATAATTGAAAGAGATTACAAATTAATACCAATGACCGAAGAAGAGGAATACCGCAACGCTGGTATTACTAAAGAAGAAGCAGAAAGAACTTACCCTCCAAAAAATTCTTGGGGAATGATTAAACCACCAGAGACTTCAGGTAAAGACTGGATTGATGGTTATAAAAAATGGAAGAAAGGTTGTCCTCATAACTAATGAGAATTCCTAAATTCGAAGCACAAAAGGAGTGGATTGAACCCTCTGAATATCCTGACTTAAGAGGATATGATGAGATAGCAATTGACTTAGAAACACGAGACCCTGATCTAAAATCAAAAGGATCTGGATCCATAATAGGTAATGGGGAAGTTGTGGGTATTGCTGCAGCTGTTCAAGGTTCAAGCTGGTATTTTCCTATTGCGCATGCAAATGGTCCAAATATGGATCGTAAAAAAGTTTTAGCTTGGTTTAAGGATACATTGGAATGTAATGCAACAAAAATTTTTCATAATGCAATGTATGATGTTTGTTGGATAAGAAATTTAGGTTTAAAAATCAATGGGTTAATCGTTGACACGATGATTGCAGCCTCGTTAGTAAATGAAAATAGATTTAGATATGATTTAAATTCATTGGGTTGGGATTATTTAGGTCATGGAAAAAATGAAGCCATATTAAATGAAGCCGCAAAAGAATGGGGAATTGATCCTAAAGCTGAAATGTGGAAATTACCCGCAATTCATGTAGGCCAATATGCAGAAAAAGATGCTTCTTTAACTTTAGAACTATGGCAAGAAATGCAAAAAGAAATCTTGGCCCAAGATATCGAATCTATTTTTGAATTAGAAACAGATTTGTTTCCTTGCTTAGTAGATATGAGATTTAAAGGTGTCCGTGTCGATGTGGAAAATGCGCATAAGCTGAAACAAAAATTACTTGCACAAGAAACAACATTGTTGCAAGAAATAAAAAAAGAAACACAAATAGATGCCCAAATATGGGCTGCAAGATCGATAGCCAAAGTTTTTGATAAATTAAAATTATCTTACGAGCGAACCGAAAAAACACAGGCTCCTTCATTTACAAAAAATTTCCTCTCTACTCATAAACATCCTTTAGTTCAGAAGATAGCAAAAGCTAGAGAAGTTAACAAGGCTCATACCACATTTATTGATACCATTTTAACTCATGAACATAAGGGTAGAATACACGCCGATATTAATCAGATAAGATCAGACCAAGGTGGCACCGTCACGGGAAGATTTTCGTATTCTAATCCTAATCTACAACAAATTCCAGCAAGAAATAAAGAATTGGGTCCTATGATTCGTTCTTTATTTATTCCAGAAGAAAAACACACTTGGGGGTGCTTTGATTACTCTCAACAAGAACCAAGACTCGTTGCACACTATGCTTCACTCTATAAATTTCCATCCGTCTTTGAAGTGATTGATGCATATAGTGATGATGGTACAACAGATTTTCATAAAATGGTTGCGGATATGGCCGAGATACCAAGAGAACAAGCTAAGACAATTAATTTGGGTTTATTTTATGGAATGGGTAAAACTAAATTACAAGCTGAACTTGGCGTCACCAAAGAAAAAGCGAAAGAACTTTTTGATCAGTACCACGCAAAAGTTCCATTTGTAAAACAGCTTATGAGTTCTGCATCAAATCGCGCACAAGATCGTGGTCAAATAAGAACGTTGCTGGGTCGATTATGCAGGTTTCCTTTATGGGAACCTAATTATTTTGGAATGCATAAAGCACTTCCTCATGAAGATGCACTCAGGGAACACGGACCAGGGATTAAACGTGCGTACACTTACAAAGCTTTAAATAAATTGATACAAGGATCTGCGGCGGATATGACTAAAAAATCAATGCTTGATTTATATAAAGAAGGAATTGTCGCACATATCCAGATACATGATGAGTTAGATTTATCGGTTGAATCTCCAGAACAGGCTAAAAAAGTAGTTGAGATTATGGAGAATGCTGTTAAGTTAGACGTCCCCAACAAAGTTGATTATGAATCAGGAAAAAATTGGGGAGACATATACGACAACTAGGAGGAAACATGAATATATTAGAT